GAATTGGTTTATAGGAGGTGATGAACATTAAAAAGGTCTTGGATAATAAGGGGAAAGCGGAGTGTAGACGGCACCCACGATCCTATCCAAGACCAGTCAGAACTTTTAAAAACAGGTTATCGACCCTTTGTTTTTAAAGTCATCGTCATTTTATCACAAAAATAGGAGGTTATCAAGTAGATGAAAGATGTTTTAGGAAGCTTGCCGGAAGTTATCACGGCATACAAAAATTACAATCTGCTGGTTCCTACAGCAACGGACGTGCAGCTCAATCCATTCTACAAATTCCATGTAGAAGAGGTTCCAGTCGATCTGGGTGAGAACAGCGGAGATATTTTCAAGGTTGGTTCAGTTAAGACAGGTAAGCAGGATGAGAGAGGAAAAGACATCTGGGAAGATGTGTACTCCCTGTCAAAGCCATTATTGAATAAGATGGCAATGGCGGCCGGAATCCAGTTCAATCCAAAGGAAACATATGGCGAGCGTATCGACCGGGTCACATACCGGGCGCAGGCACAGGGTGCCATGCGGAAAGCCGATGGAACAGCCAGAACCGAAACAGATCAGAAAGTAATCTGCCTCGAGGACGAGGAAGATAAATACCGCATTGAGTTTTCCGACAAAGCTGCCAAAGGTATTGTTGACGAAAAACAGGCAAAGGCAGCTGCTGAGATTTATGCAGGCCAGTGGGTGGAATCAAAGAATAAATGGGGAAAGAAATGCCAGGCATTTGTGATTGCCAAAGAGGATCGGGAACGATATATTGAACGTTCCGTTATGGTAAACATGGCACTTCTGAAAAAGACCTGGGCTGAAAAAGCAATGACTGGAGCAAAGCTTCGTGTCATTAGAGCATTGCTTGGCGTAAAGGGGACATATACAAGAGCAGAACTCCAGAGAAATTTTGCTATTCCTACGGTTATCTTTTCACCGGATTTCTCGGATCCGCAGGTCAGACAGGCAATGCTGACACAGGGAATGAATTCTGTAAACAATATGTTCGGAACGCCGCAGATCGGCATCAAAAGAGTTGATTTCGATACGGAGAACAATACATTTGATCCTGCCGATCTGGATAATCCGGCGTACGCTTCGGATACAGAAACTGAAGATGATTATCCACCGATGCAGGAGCCGGACGTTGTTCCTGAGCCGGATCCAGAATCAGAACCCGAACCAGACCGATCAATGGATTTCCAGTGTTCCAGATGCGGTGAGGTCATAAATGAAAGAGTTTATGAATATTCAATCAATAAATTCGGAGAGCCACTTTGCATTAAATGTCAGAGAGGAGGCGGACGTAGATGAAAATATTACATACAGCTGATTGGCATATTGGCCAGTTCAAAGGTCCTGTGGTGGACGGAGTGAATCTCCGTTCACAGGATACAGTGAAATGTCTTGAGTATATGGTTGATGTAGCTATTAAAGAACGACCGGACATTGTTTGCATTTCCGGTGATATCTTCCACCAGGAGCAGATCGGTCCGGTACGATATTCGGATGAAATGATTCATGCGACCAATATCATCACATCATTGGCGCATTTCGCAGGCTATGTGATCGTAATGAGAGGAACACCGAACCATGATGGAAGCGGACAGTTCCGAGTACTGAAAAGAATGCTGCTGAACGTCAATAACGTATGTGTTGTGACGGAACCGTTTGTTATCAAAACGAAATATGCAGACATTGCTTGCATACCTGGATTTGACAAACAGGAGTTCAGAGCAAAATTCCCTGGTTTATCTGCAGATGAAGAAAATCTGGCATGGACGAAATATATTTCAGATATGGTTTTTGCACTGAGAGCAGAGTGTGAAAAGACACCGATTCTCATGGCGCATTATACGGTTCCTGGTTGCAACATGGAATCAGGGCAGACCTCCTTCTTCACAAACTTTGAGCCGGTCATTCCAAGAGAAGCTTTAATTGCCGCAAGATATGAGGCGGTGCTTCTTGGTCATATCCATCGCCCGCAAATCATTGAAGGATTTGACAATGTATTCTATTCCGGAGCGATCAATGCAATGAATTTTAATGATGAAGGACAGGATCGTGGATTCTGGATTCATGAATTTAATGAGAAAGGCACTCTGGTAAAAGGACATAGATACACTACTCCATACAGACAGTTCCGCACTATCACCTGGGATCCTGATGAAGTTGGCGACTATATCCGTGAAGGGGCTATGTATCTTCATAGAACAGGCATTTCAGAAGATGTGACGGATAAGATAGTCCGGGTGCGGTATTCCTGCACATCTGAACAGAAAAAGGCGCTCAACATTCCACTACTGCAAAAGAACCTGTATGAGCTTGGTGCATTCTATGTGGCAGATATTGAAGCAGAAAGCACTATTGACATCACGAACCGCGGGCTTCTCTCGGAGGAAAGCGACCCAAGGTTGAATCTGAAAAAATGGTTGGAGGAAAAGACATTTAAGAATCCAGACAAAATCGTGGAGCTTGCCGAGCCAATCATAGCAGAAGCCATGAAACAGAGTACCACCGCAGAGATTCACGGTGTGTTTAAGCCGGTATCCATTTCTGTCAGAAATTACAGAAACTACAAGGAAGAAAACTTTGATTTTTCAGACATTTCATTCTGCACGATCAATGGAGTAAACGGTGCAGGAAAGAGCAGCCTTTTCATGGATGCTATTGTAGATTGTCTGTTTGAAGAAACCCGTGAGGGAGACTGTAAGGCGTGGATCCGAGGTACAGAGGATGCAAGAAGCGGTTCCATAGAATTTATTTTCGACATCGGAGAGAAACGATTCCGGGTAGTCCGCACCAGAACAAAATCTGGAAAACCAACACTGAACTTGTCACAGTATCAAAAAGAAAGTGCTGACTGGATGAATCTGTCCAAGGAAAGAATCATTGACACACAGGCTGAAATCGAGAAGCTTCTTGGTATGGACAGCATGACATTTCGCAGCTGCGCATTGATCATGCAGGACCAGTATGGATTATTCTTGCAGGCGAAGAAAGATGAACGTATTGCTATCCTTGGAAATCTGCTCGGGCTTGGAATCTATGGAGTTATGGAACTGGATTCAAAAAAGAAACTCTCCGAACAGAGAAAAGAGCTGGCTTCGAAAAAAGAAGCTGTCCGAATCAAAACGGATTTTATCAAATCCAAAGGAGATCCGGAATCTGAATTGCAGAAAGCAGAGGAAGATATTCAGCAGCTTAATAAAGATATTGAGGATTTAAGCGATACTCAAGGACAGTTGCTGAATAAACATGCTCAGATTGAAAAAGCAGAGCAGGAGTGCCGCAAAGCTTCGGAAGAATTGGATGATTGTCATAAGAGACGCAGATCCATTTCAGATGAAATCTCAAGTAAGACGCAGATTTTAGAAAACTGTAATGCCGCATTGGAATCAGCGAATGAGGTCAGAGAAAAAGCCGCCGAATATAAACAGTTGTCCGAACAGATTATAGAGCTGGAGAAAGACGTTCTTAATCATGACAATGCAAAAAGAAATCTTGCTGGGTATAATGCTGACATCCAGAATTGCCAGAATATCATAAACGATGCAAAGCGTCGAAATAACGACATTGCGAATCTTATTGAACAGCTTAAAGCAGAACTTCCGGATAATTTGGAAGAAAAACTGACGGAGCTGGCTCAGGCGAGGACGCAATGCGAGGAATTACAGGAAAAAAGACATTTGACTTCTGTTGCGGAGCAGGAACTGCAACAGATAAGAGCAACGTATTCTCAGCGTATATCAGAAGCAGAGAACAGGCGGAAATATCGTTTGGACAGAATTTCCGAGATAAGACAGCAGGAGGAATTTATGAAGAATTCCGGTTGCCCTGATATAGATAGAGCAAGCTGCAGGTTTCTCGCAAAAGCAATCGATGATGTAAAGAGTTTACCAGAAGAAGCAGACCATCTGGAAAAATGTGAGGAAGAAATAGCAGCATTGAGGATCAAACGAGACGAAGAAATATCCAAAAAACAGGATGAAATTTGTATTATCGGATATGATGCTGAAAGATTAGAACTTTTGATAAGAAAAGCACGTGCACTTGTAAAATATGAAAACTTGAAAAAGGATGCCGAGAAAAAGAAACTTGAAATCGCCCGTTTAGAGACAGAAAAGAACACCAACAGTAAAACGATAGGGCAGTATGAAGAAATCCTCTTAGAGCTCAATATAAAGGCCCAGAAAGCAACTGATATTGTTGCTGCGTTATCTGATTCCGTTATTAAGCATGATGATGCTGTATGTAAAAGAAATTCGGTAGCACATTTTGCAGACCAGGAAAAGGAACTTCCGGTGTATGAAGAAAGAAAACAGCATATTGATAAGAGACTTACTGAATTATATCAGGAACGGAGCAAGGAAGATGCCAACGAACTTGTTTTACATAACAATCTTCGTGAAGCGGAAATAAAACTGGAAGAATTAAGAAAAGATATTGAAGGCAGTGAAGCTCTTGAAGAAGTTGAGAGAAGATTAAAATCTACAAAAGAAACTCTTGAAAAAGCGCAGATTCAAAAAGGCGTACTGACACAGAGAGTTGAAGATGTTGAGGCAATGCGTTCTGAAATAGCTCTTTTGAATAAAGGTATTGCTGTTGCAGCTGAGAAAGCTGATTGCTACGAGGCTTTGAAACAGGCATTTTCACAGGACGGAGTTCCGCACCAGATCATCAGGAACATCATTCCTCATATCACAGATACTACGAACAATATTCTCGGCCAGATGACTGGTGGAACGATGGGAGTGGAATTTGTGATGGAGCGCACCGTCAAAGGAAAGGACGGAGACAAGGCAACGCTGGATGTTCTGATCAACGAATATGGCAAGACAACTCTTCCATATGCTTCCAAGAGCGGAGGCGAGAAGGTAAAAGCTTCTCTTGCTGTTATCCTTGCATTGTCCGAAATCAAGGCAACAGCGGCAGGAATACAGCTTGGAATGCTCTTTATTGATGAACCACCATTCCTTGATGATGAGGGTGCACAGGCTTATGTAGATGCCCTTGAGACGATTCGTGATCGATATTCTGATGTGAAGATTATGGCTATAACTCATGACGATGCCATGAAAGCGAGATTTGGCCAGGCTGTGACAGTAATTAAAACAGATGATGGTTCAAAAGTAATCTACTAAGCGGGGGAATTTATGGCGAAAAGATATTATTGGTTAAAGCTTCCTGACGGATTTTTCCGTCAGAAGGCTATCAAAAAACTTCGGAAGATTGCCGGAGGAGACACCTACACAATTATTTACCTGAAAATGCTTCTTGTGGCGATGAAACAGGATGGAAGACTTTACTTCGAGGGAGTAGAAGCAACATTCTATGACGAGCTTGCTCTGGACCTGGACGAAGAAGTTGAAAATGTAAGAGTGACGGTTATGTTTTTGATTCAGCAGGACCTCATGCAGCTGATTGACGAAACCGAATATTCACTGTCGGAATGCTCCAAAATGACAGGGTCGGAAAGTGCCAGTGCTGAAAGAATGAGACGGTTAAGAGACAAAAAAGCGTCACAATGTGACATTGAAGTGACGGAACAGTTACGCATAGGTGACGTAGAGAAAGAGATAGAGAAAGAGATAGAGTTAGATAAAGAGAAAGATAATAAAAACATTAGCTTGGAGCTTAAAGACTCCAAGCAGAACACGTTCATCTCTCTTCCTCTGATTACAGGCTCAGGAAACTACGATGTGACATTTAATTATCTCAATTCACTGAGAGAACTGTTTCCGGCATTGGATGTTGAACAGGAGTTTAGATCAATGGCAGCATGGCTTGACAGTCACCCCCGTAATCGTAAGACACCTAGAGGAATCAAGAGATTTATCACTGGTTGGTTAGAACGTTCACAGAATTCAATGCCGGCATCCAGAACACCGCAAGCACCTGCAGCTACAAAGAACATGTCAACGAATCAGTATATGGAGGCAACGGCCGGCTGGTGCGAAGGGATGGGTGATTGAAGTGACACCTCAAGAATTTGATTTTATCAGAGCTTCAATCAAAAGCGCCTATCCAACATTTAATGTCATGCCAGACCAATACAGCATCAGGATGTGGTACCGCATGTTGGGGGACCTGGACTACAAGCTTTGCGAAACAGCATTGATGGAACTGTTTGCCACTCATACATACCCGCCGCAGATATCTGAGATACGGGAGAAATGTGCAGAATATACAGTTCCGCACCTCAAAGACCAGGGAGAAGCTTGGGGAGAAGTGCAGAAGGCTATAAGTCAGTATGGATATTACAGGCAGGAAGAAGCACTGGAAAGTCTGACACCAATAGTCAGAGAGGCGGTAAGACGGCTTGGCTTCCGGGAGATATGTCTTGATGAGAACCAGGATGCTGTCCGAGCGCATTTCTTCAAGATATATTCAACCCTGATCGAGCGCAAGACGAATGATGCAAAGCTTCCTCCGAGTATTCTGGAAGCGAAAAATAAATATATTGCACAGCTTACCACACAAGAAAATGTGGCAATAGAACAACAACACCGGGAACAGATAGCAGAAGAACCAGAACGTGCGACACCAGAGTATATAGATATGCTAATGCGGGAACACGGATTCAAGAGGTGACAGCATGGAGCAGATGGAAAACAAGAGAGAAGGTTAACCCTTCTCCCTTGTAACAACATCTGATATATCGCAGTCTAATGCATCACAGATTTTCTCTATCACCTTTAGTGATACGTATTCATTTTTTCCGAGTTGAGCGATTGCAGATGTTGTAAGACCTGCCTTAATCCGCAAATCTGTCTTGGTCATACCGCGATCAATCAAGAGTTTCCATAGATTGTTATAACTTATAGCCATTACCAGCACCTCCTGACGATAGTATAACATTCTAATAATCTATATTCAAGAAAAAATATCTAAAAATTAGATTTAATATTGACAACTTGGATATATAGAGTTAATATCTAAATAACAGATAATAAATCTAAAAAATAGATTGTTAGAAAGGAGAACATATGGCAAAAGTTGTAGCATTCAATACAAACAGACCGATGAATATTAATGCGAATCAGGAACGTCAGCTTAGTCGAAAATTTAGATGTCTTAGCAAAGAGCAAAAAATGGATGTGCTTCATTTGGGGTTCGGATATTTTAGGCGGTTGGCATACATGGATCAGGATCAGATTTTCGAAGGAATGCTGAAAGCCTGTGATGGTGACTATGAGATTTTCGAAGAAGAAATTAGCAAGCTGCTTAAGGGCGAAAATTTTTCAGCAATTTCAGGCGGGAGGGTGATACATGGCAAAGTTTGAAGATTTAAAAGGGCAAAAGTTTGGATATTGGACTGTTGTAGAGAGAGCAGAGAATCATCCGGCTACAAGAAGTGCACAGTGGCTTTGCGAATGTGAATGTGGAACAAAGAAGATCATTCGAGCTTCCGCCTTGAAAAGTGGAAAAAGCAAATCGTGTGGTTGCCATAAGAATGACTACAACAAAATCCATGGAGGAAAAGGAACTCGTCTGTATGAGTGCTGGCGTCATATGAGATACCGGTGTGATAACAAAAATAATCAAGCTTACGAGATGTACGGTGCCAGAGGAATAAAGGTTTGCGATGAGTGGCAGGAATTTGGAGCATTTAGAGATTGGGCACTTGAAAATGGGTATTTAGATAATCTGACTTTGGACAGAATTGACGTGAACGGAAATTATGAGCCATCAAACTGCAGATGGGCGGATGCGGTTACTCAAATGAATAATCGAAGAAGTACCCCACATTACACAGTGGATGGGAGAAGTTTAACTATTTCGCAATGGTCCAGAGAAACTGGCATACCAAGAAGCACAATACTTAATCGTCTGAAAAGAGGAATGAGTTTTGAAGCCGCAATAGAGAAAGGAGATTACAAATGTCAGAACAGTTAAAACAGGAACTTGAAGCTGATACTGACCGTTTAGAGGCGGAAACGGTTGCAGGCAGTGAAACAATAGGGGAACAGGAAGAGAAACCAGCAGAGGGCAAATTAGAGGCCCAGGAAGGCGATGAATTAAAGGAGGATACAGTTCCAATGGGAAAAGCCTCTCTTGCTGATATTGTTTCCGGGATTCCAGCTCCGACAAAAGAAGAAGTTGAAGTGGCAGAAGCTGAAAATGCAAAGCCGGTAAAGCAGAAAGCCAGAGAAAAGCTGGAAGCAGAAAAGAAGAAGGCAACACAGAAGAACTTTGCGGATCCGGTCATTA